AACTGCATTTGCCAGGCGGTAAACCGCTGGAACAGATGAGACTCTATCTTTAAGATAGATTGGCTTGACGTCAATGCCTGAGAAGAAATGAGCACCACAGCTCTCTCTAAACGTTGAGTCGAAATGACTCTTTTTAACGTTTACGCGAAAGCCGTAAAAGCTCATCATCTCAGAGAACACCTCGTAGCACGCAGTGGGGATAATAACATCATCCCCATATGCGCTCACGTCAGATGAACTGAGCGAGAGATAATCTGCGCAGCAGGTTGCTACTGCGTAGAAAATCAAGGACTCAAGTTGAAATGTGAAGCCGTTCCCCATACTGGAGAACTTCTCCCACTTCACTTGGGCCCCGCTACGAGTGCCGTAATGAGATCGACCAGCATCCAACAGCATCCACCAACGCGGAGGTAAAAGAGCCTCAACAATAGCAGACGCAATCGAATCACTAGCAGAAGATAGGTCAATAGTGGCCAATGACTGGTACTTACTACCAATCCTAGCCATTTCCTGATTTCTCCTCTGCCAGCGTAGATCGACCCCATACCGTCGTAAACGAGCGCCGATCATGTCACCCATCGCTTTCTGGAACCAAAGATTGATTCCAGGTTCGACGGCAATAACACGATTAGTACTCGCGTCCTTCGGTACGGTGATAACCTTGTTCCCAACTTGGAAAGCCGGAAAACCCGACTCGACAAGCTGGCGAGCCCAAAGAGGGTAAGAATCCTCAAGAGCTTCCCAGGGAATAAGGCTGTACAGATCACGCGTGATTCCAGTTTCACACCGGAACTTCTTAGCTGGACTGGCGTCTCGACGTTTTATAAGCGTCGTCGCACCAGGACCCCAGTTAGGCATCTCGAAAAGCTCCTCTGCCGTAAAGTCGCCCAGAATCTTCTCAATTTTACGAATGACTGCGTTATGCAGCCAGACGACGCGACCGTTGAATTTTCGGTCGGTTGATAAGGACCTGAAGCGATCATTTGTCTGCTTACACAGAAGCTCAAATTCATCGAACTTCTTAAGCGCAACTTCGTCCAGATCGTAATCCAAGGATAATCCTTGGAACTTCGATAGGAACTTAGTCGCACTATAAGCAGAGCGAAGCGCTACTAGAGAATTGTAGTGCTTGGGATTGAACTCCATCTTAGCAATCTGCTCATGCTCTCCGTTTCTGAAGAGAATGAGGACCGCCAGACTACGAGGACAATCCAATGCAGAGAGATACTCAGAGGTTACCGAGGATTCAACACCCTCGGGGACGCGGTAACTCGAGATTCCTTTATGGAACCTACCGCCGTGCTTCTTAGAAGACATGGCAAACCTCCTGGAGTTAATCCGACAAACGTGTTAGTACACGTTTTCCAGAGTGGTCACCGCAACTTCCAGAGGGGACCCCGTCGAATCCGTCGGGGTACCATCTGACGCGTTGACCGTCCGGACGAAGAGAGATTGAACACGGCTGAACAGAGCTTGACGCTCCGCCAGTGTGCTTCTCTCCGGAAGGAAGAATTCCATGATGCAAGCGCAGTCATATGC